TGGGTCATGACGGTCCGCAGTATCTTGTATCAGAGAGCTTTCTTTTGGAGATAGGTCACGCTGCCTGGATTCACTGTAAAAACTTAGAAGCCCTACATTTTTTAGCGACAACATTCCCACAGCTTAGATATTTTTGGCATCAGGATGATGACTTCACATTAACCAGCGATGGGTATATCTGGACATACCCAGGTAGGGCGACAACAGACAAGTCAATACTAGTCAGCTTAGGGGGAGATATGCCAGAGGGTAACCCATACGGGATTTGTTCTGACTACGTGGTGGACCTGGCGGGAATTGAACCCGCGTCCAATGAAAGTTCCATCGTTCTTCTACAAGCTTAGGCTTTACCAGCCACGGTACTGCGGGTCCACTGCTTTATTAAAGAGCTGCTGTAGATCGCTCTGAGGTGTTCTACTTATTTAAGACCTAACTGCCCACCTAGAACTAGTGCTTTGTTAGGGGCGTCTAGCAGTTTTTAGGCTGCTAGTGCGAATGCTGAACGTGAGTTTGCATTTATTGCTTTGCCCGATTTAAGAGGTACAGGCTTCTCTGCTTGCTTCACCGACTTCAGTTTCACTGTCGAAACCAGTCAGGCCCTTATTTAGTTGTTCTTTAAGTATAGCTCCTCTCCATGGATTCGAACCATGAACCTACGAGTTAACAGCTCGTTGCTCTGCCGTTGAGCTAGAGAGGATTGATTGTATCTGTATTCTATACTATATGCATGAATCAAATTGAAATTATTAAAACTGTAAAGAACTTCTTAACCAAAGAAGAGATGCAGCTCTGGGTAGACTTTTGCGACTCTGCTGTTGAATCCAGGCAGAACGAGATGGCAGTCTATGCCAACGGTCTTAGATATATTTTTCAATTTGGAAAAGATAAGTGCGACACTCACTACGCATCAAACACTGATCTAAGAGCCATACCGGAGCTTGAGGCAGAGTCTAGAGATTTATTTTTTCGGGTCATCTCCAGCAGCAAAAAAGTATTCGAGGACGAGTCAAATATCTATATGACAGGATTCTGGATCTCGAAGCAACTGCCTGGATCCTATGTAGGAGAGCATGAAGATACCGACGAGGGATTAAACGACCACTTTAAATACAGTGCTGTTCTATATTTAAATACATTAGCTAGTACAGGTCAATTGGTATTTACAGATCTTGGTCTGACTATAACCCCCGAAGCCGGAGACTTAGTTGTGTTTAAATCTCTGCCATCCGGAAAGCATAAGGTTGACCCGATCAATGAAGATAGATATACCCTAGCCTTCTGGATGACAGAAGATGAAAATTACTCTATTTAGCCGTAACTAAGCGACGCTTCTCAGAATCCCAAACCTTTGGGCGCTTCTTTGATGCCTTACCGTTCTTTCGATCGGTAGTTGTCTTCTGCGGAGCCTGAGCTCCACCCTTGCCTTTTGCCATTTTATTTCCTATCTGCCGTAAAACGGAATATCTGATTTAACAATTTTACTTAGTTTTCCGGTAAAGATAGCTAAACATTTTCTTTTTCCGGACAAAACTTCTAGAACCTCATGCGGGTGGTCTACGTCTGACTTGAAATATATTAGCGTACCAGCTACTGGTTTTTCTAAAATCTTTTGATTAGGAAAATTAATCTCCCCACCGGTAAAGTCTTCACCAGCCGAGGTTAGATATAGAACACCGGACCAATCATTTACTTCTTCAATATCAGCATCAAAAGGAGATCCATCTACTTCGCAGCTATCGCAGTGGAGTTGATGTTTCCCGCCTTCAAGTATTACTTGATAGAAAGCATTAACAAGACGTATATCGTCAACTTCATAAGTTTTACCTATTGCGTCTAGAACTTTTTTAATAGTGGATGTCACCAATAAATTCTCAGTGTCATGGTCGACATTGTCCGAGTAACCAATTTTACTTGCCTCTAGCGGAGTTGGCCAACCTAAGGCAGAGAGCTGTTTATGCCTAGGAGTAGGGTTGGCCTTGCTCTCTAGCAATGCGTTAATCTGAGCGCACTCTTCTTTAGAGATAAAATTGGGTATTACGTAAACTGACATATGTAAATTATATGTCTATACCGCGGTTTGTAGCTCTCCAAGTAGACGGGGCATGATTTGCCTCCACTGCTTTTTTATTTAAGTTATCTTCATAAAGACGAAGTATGTGGATACAAGGATCACTACCATCTTCGAACTCAGCGTCTTCTGGTTCGGACGTTGGCAAACCGTCATGGGTATAGCAGACAGAAGGTCCACACCAACCCTGCTTGATACCATGAGACAGCCACTCTTCAAAATCTTGCATATATAAATAATAACCCCTACCCGACACGATGTCAAGTAGGGGTTCTTATTGCTTTAGGTTTATAGACCAGTTTCGTCAGACGAAGCTGATTCAGACTTCTTGCCCTTATCTGCCTGACCACCGAATGCAGAGTTGATCTCGTCAACGTCTAGCTTTCCGTCAATCATATAGGCGCGAGAAAGATTTTCTGCGACGTCCATGACGCCAATAAATGCGGCCATAGCGCCCGCTTGCCAGAGTTCGACTCCAGCGATTGAACCACCAGCGAAAGTTCCACTTACGCGGAGGATGATTAGTGCGGCGGTTCTTCTGAATACTTCAGAGAATACTCCCATTTTTACTCCTAGGATAGATGCGATTAATATGCTTCTCTCCCAAGCAGTACAATTTTACCACTTATCGGAGGTTAGGAGTAGGGATCTTCCTATTTAAGGCGATCTTATTCTTCTTCCTGAGAGACTCCCGTTGCGACTCGGTAGTTCCGCCCCAAATGCCTATTTCTGCGTTTTTTAGAGCATATTCTAGACACTGTAGAGCTAGGGGACAGTTAGCGCATACTCGCTTAGCTTCTGACATATTTAAATACTTGGATACAACCTTATTTGGAGACACCTCTATCTCCTGGGGGAAAAAGAGTTCAGGGTCTACGGTAGAGCACGCTGGTGTATTGTCGACAATAAACCGAGGAATTGTTAGATCTCTACTGTTTAGCCGTTGTGCCATTAATTATCCTCGTTTTGCGCTAAACCCAGTTCCATTAAAGGTGATGGGAGGTGTGCCGAATATACGTAACAGTTTACCGTTACATCCGGCTTCCGCGCAAGTCGATCTAGTGGCTTCTTCTGTCATTCCACGTTTTTCTGAAAACGTGTGCTCAGGATTCTCTGAGCATTTATATTCGTACGTTGGCAAGGCATCTCTCCCGAACTGGTAGCATTGATAGTATAAATTGTATCAATAGGAGAGAACGCCAGTGGCAACTACCTACATCCTCGACACCAGCGTATTGCTGGCTAGCCCAAAATCTATATTTTCTTTCGAGGAGCACGAGGTTGTTCTCCCGTTAATAGTCATAAAAGAACTAGAGACTAAAAGAAACGATCCAGAAATTGGATATTTGGCTAGACAGGCGCTTCGTTCTTTAGAAGAACTTAGACAGTCTAAGGGGGACCTAAAAACTGGTGTTGTCGTAAATACCGATAACGGTACTCTACGGGTAGAGGTTAGTCCGGGAGACAGATCTCTGTTGCCAGAAACCCTGAGAGACAGCTACTCTCACGACACTGCGATACTATCTGTAGCAGCCACTTTGTCCAGTAGCGGGCAGAAAGTCGTGTTGGTCAGTAAAGATCTTCCAATGCGCCTTTTAGCCTCGACGGCGGTAAATATTGTTGCAGAAGATTATAGAGCCGACATCCTGCCAGACTCTGGATACACCGGACTGATTCAGGTTCAAGTCACCAAAGAAGTGCTTGACTCTCTGTACGAGAACAAAACACTAAGAATCAGCTCCGTGAGCGAGGAGCTGAAAGATATTCCAGTTCACACAGGGGTTATTCTGAAATCTGGTAGATCATCAGCTATTGCCAGAATCACCACTAGTGGCTCAGTCGAATTGATCCCACAAGATCTTGAAGCTTTTGGAGTCCGCGGTAGATCGGCAGAACAGAGAATTGCTCTAGCTCACCTACTTGACCACTCTATTGGCGTAGTTTCCATGAGTGGAAGTGGCGGAACCGGAAAGAGCATGCTAGCTCTAGCAGCTGGACTAGATTCCGTCCTAGAGCAGCGAACCCACAAGAAGATAGTCGTGTTCAGGCCGCTATTTGCAGTTGGAGGTCAAGAACTTGGATTCCTTCCTGGTAGCGAAGCCGAGAAGATGAACCCTTGGGCGGCGGCTGTTTACGATGCACTAAGTGCTTTCGCATCTAAAAACGCCATTGAAGACGTTATGGATCGAGGGATCATCGAGGTTCTGCCGTTAACCCATATCCGCGGTAGAACTTTCACTGACACAATCATAATTGTCGATGAAGCTCAGAATCTAGAACGTAACGTGCTACTCACCGCTCTAAGTAGGACAGGCGAAAATACCCGCGTGTTTATCAGCAGCGATGTCGCCCAAAGAGACAACCTCCGCGTTGGTCGTCACGATGGTATCGCCTCAGTAGTCGAGAAGCTTAAGGGGGAAGAGCTATTTGCTCACATAAAGCTAACTAGATCTGAGCGCAGTAGAGTAGCAGAAATGGTAACCAGACTCCTCGACGAGTAGCATTAAATGAGAAAACCCCCTCTTTCGAGGGGGTTTCTTTTTAGTTGTCCTTACCGCACGGGCAAGTTCCACCGCATTTGCAGCCGTCCATGATTCCTCCTTAGAAGTCCCAGTCGTCGTCAGTAATAGATTCGTGCTTGCCCATAACGTAGCTTGAACCAGAACCTGAGAAGAAGTCGTGGTTCTCGTCTCCGCCTGGAGATAGTGCAGCCATGATTGCAGGATTTACGTTACACACTTCCTTAGGGAAGAGTGCCTCGAACCCAAGGTTCATTAGAGCCTTGTTTGCGTTGTAGTGCAAGAACTTCTTGACGTCTTCTGTCAGGCCCTTCTCGTCATAAAGATCCGCAGTGTACTTGATCTCGTTCTCGTATAGTTCGAGAAGTAGGTCATATGTATACTGCTTCAACTCTTCCTGGCGCTCTGGAGTAGCTTCATTGTAAGCAAGCTGGAACTTGTAACCGATGTAGTATCCATGAACGGCCTCGTCACGAATGATGAGGCGAATTAGGTCGGCAGTGTTTGTCAACTTAGCTCGTGATGACCAGTACATCGGCAGGTAGAAGCCCGAGTAGAACAGGAATGATTCGAGCAGAGTCGAAGCAACCTTGCGCTTCAATGGATCCTCACCGTTGTAGTAGCTAAGAATAATCTCAGCCTTCTTCTGAAGGTAAGGGTTCTCTTCTGACCAACGGAACACTTCGTCAATGTCAGCAGTCGAGCACAGGGTCGAGAACACGCTGGAGTAGCTCTTAGCGTGGACCGACTCCATGAACGCGATGTTCGTGATCACAGCCTCTTCATGCTGAGTCCTAGAGTCCGGAAGGATGCTCATAGACCCAACGGTACCCTGAATAGTGTCTAGCATGGTCAATCCAGTGAACACTCTCATGGTGAGCAGCTGCTCCGCTGGGGTTAGGGTGCTCCAAGACTGAATGTCATTAGATATTGCAATCTTCTCGGGCAACCAGAAGTTCTGAGTTAGACGATTCCAGACCTCTAGGTCTACCGAATCTTCAACCTTGTTCCAGTTGATAGGACGAGTTATAGCTGACATGATACACAACCTTCCATTTCTGTTCCTTCTAGTGCATTCTGACGAATACGGATGTAGTAGATAGTCTTGATGCCCTTCTTCCATGCGTA